GTAGATGTCAGAGAAAACGTAATTACAGAAGAAGAATTGAAAAACAGTGTCAATTACATTTGTGGTATGATGGATCTGAGTAAAGATGATAATGAGGACAGAGCAGTTTGGAATGGATTCAATATTTTAAAATTAGGTAAAATATTAACAACAAGCGGACAAAAGAAAATATATAGAAGCATCAAAATGAAAGAGATCCGCGATGTTGCAAAAGAAGTCATTAGATACGATAAACTAAACCATGCCGTTTTGTCAAATAAAAAACACAGATGTACTATTCGTAGTCTAAAAAAAATCTAGACTACTACATAAACAAATGTGTAACTGTGGTGGAGGCGGAAGACGCAGATTAACAAGGGCTCAAAGAATAGCTAGAAGACAAAGACGTATTGCAAGAAGACAAAGAATCATGAGACAAAAAAGAATTCAAATGCGTAAAGCAAAAAAACTAGCACTTCAAAAAGCACTTAAAGAGAAACAATCACATACAAAAGTTGAAGAATGAAAAATATATAAACTATTCTTATAAATAATGCAAACTCAAATGGCATCACAAACAGTTGAGTTTTTCGAAGATGATTACTCTTCTTACAACAAATATTTAATTTTTCTACCCAATAGATTCTGTTCAGATGAAGTTGTCAATATTGGTTGTGGATGTAAAAAAAAAGCTTTAAAAGAATTTAATAAAAAAATTTGTTTAGTCGAAACTTTATCAGATAAAGGAATAACTGTAAAATTCACGAGAGATATTAAACAATATATAGGAAAACGTGGATATTCATTTGATGATGGGCTTTCTCCAAAACTCAATACACTTTATATCCACTTATTTGACGGAGATTACTACTCAGATGATCTATACCCAAGAAAGAAATCTGAAAGAGAAAGGGAAATCTTGTTTTTATTGGCAATCAAACTTGGCGTAAAATCCATATTTTATGAAACAAAAATAGTGGAAACAACTGTTACAAAAGTTGGAGCTTCCATTGGTGTAGGTCAATATGGTGGAATTAGTGGAAAATATTCAAAAACATCTAGCGAAACTGAGGGACAAACTGGAACGGAAACTTATAGTAATCGCGGTGCACCAATTTATGTTCTTTCAGATAATTTAGGACAAGTTGAGGAGAATATTAGGCAGAGATTTGGGAAACTTAATTCCAAAACTTTTTGTTTCGATTTTTACAGAGAAAATCACAAACTTAGATTATTTGTTTATAAAAGATTCAATTTCAAAATTGAACATTATGAATACACAACAAGTGTTGAAGACAACATGGAAATATCTTTTGATGTTAAAACACAATTGATGAACTTCGGGTTAGGTATGAACTTTGATAAACAAACAATAATTGCTGAGAAAGTTACTTACAAAATGGATTTCTTCTCCGACAAAGAGTTGCGGCTTTGTTTAAGCAATAATGTCAGAATTAATGAAGATCCCTTCTCTACAATTCGTGAAGTTTATGATAATGAAGATGACAAGGATATCGGTATCTATCACATTACCGAATATGTCAGAAAATATTCCAAATCTTGCTACTTGACATATACATTACCCTCACCACCACAAGAAAGAAGCAGTAAAAATAAAAACAAAAAAGGAGAAATAACTGATAATTACAGAAAAAGATTAGAAGGATGGATTAAAGATAAAGGTATGGAAGAGTTCAAGAAGGAGTGCCACAACTTTACCAGTTCATATCAAATTAGAACATGGTTCAAGAGAGAATTAATACTCCCAAATGAAAATATTATTGAAAATGATGAAGATGAAAATGATTCTGATATAGAAAATTATGGTTTGCTCAAATTGAAAAAGGCGAATTATAAAAAATATCGTGATGATATTTTACAAACTGGAAATTATCAAAGCTTACAAGAAAATGGAAGAAGAAGACGAAATCAACCAAGAACAATGAGAATGAAAGGTAGAAAAGTTATAATACCTATTGATGATGATAGTGATTACACTGATAACTATTGAAGATGGTGTTTTTTTCTGGTTTATATTTATAGTAATAGGTATGGACAAATTCATGAAAAAGAATAAAGTTTGTGCACCACATAAAAATAACAATGGAAAAACATGTTTTAGTAGAGAATCACTCTTGAAAATTGGTAAAACAGTTGGGGTTATCGACAAAATGAAAACAAAAATAAGAACACAAAAATTATGGGATGATATTAGAAAGAAGTTAGCACATAAATGTAATGATGATGAAACTTGTTGGGTGGATAAGGTTGATGCTGTAAAAAAGATAAAAGATCCGAATATTCATTTATTCACTTTCAAACCAAAACGTCCTGATGAGTGGAAAAAAGATAAAAATACATGGTTAGATACAAATAATATTTTCCATGTAATGGTTCAAGCTGAGAAGGTTTATAATGATTTTGTATTTTTCGGCCCAGTTCCATCAGATTGTCCAACAAGTATAAAGTGTGAGTTGAGTGGTCTTTGCCCAAAAAAGTTGAAGAAAGAAGGTGTAAACAAAGTCGGAATTGTTTTTAACCTAGATGTTTCAACTGGACCTGGAACTCATTGGGTTGCTGTTTTTATAGATGTCAAACGTGGTGAAATCGATTATTTCGATTCTTATGGAGGTCATCCAATTCCTTTGATTAATAAATTTATTCAAGAAATGGCACAAAAGTTTGTTAATTATGGACGCGAACCAGTTTTGATTTATAATGACAAAAGGCACCAATATGGCAGTTCTGAATGTGGGATGTACTCAATGTATTTTGTTCTCAAAAGATTAACAGGTTGTGAAATGTATAAAATCGCACGCGAAAATATCACCGATAAAAGAATGAACGACTTACGCCTAGTTTTCTACCGCTAAAGAGAGAGTGCCTCGTGGTAGTGATCAGGGCGAAGCCCGACTCTCTTTTGTCGCCTTCCTACGGATGGCGATCGGCTTCGCTGGGTCAAATTGGTTATAATTTGTTCACTGATTTGTTCCCATAAGGGTGTTTTGGATTTTGGCACGAATCTGTTTATGAATGAACTCAATTCTTTCTTGAGGAGTTAGCCACATACTTGTTGTTCTTGTATCAGCTTTGATACGAGTTGCTTTAACCAAATGATTAAATATATTTTTTTCAGAAAATTCAAATTCATATGTTATATCGTTAAAACCAATACAACATATTTTATTTCCATTTTTAATACAGAAACTGTAATAATATTTACAATCATCATAGACATAACTACATACATTAATTCTTTCATTTACTTGGACAGGGTTCAGTTCAAAATCAAAAGTATCATTATTACACCAATCCTTGAATTCTAAGTCTCCTTTTTTACGTATAAATTCCCTTCCATTTACAAATTTATATGAAGGTCTTTCCTTATTTAGAACTTCTATTTCTACAGAACCGCCGTGTATACTCATGTTGACCTTATGACCTTTTATTCGAAAAATAATATTGTCATCTCGGCCTTCACCAATAGACATATATTTATCTTCAAGAGGAGTCATTCTTGTACGATCTGGTGTATCAATAACAGTTATTCGTTTTCCTTCAGATTCAAATTCGTAATTAGGCATATTGAAGAAACAATAATAATATTTTTATATAAATTTAAAATCAATTTTCCTTTTTCTTCACGAACAATAACCAACGTAGAGTTTAAAAACAAGATATATTATTTAAACAACTGATAACATGAAGACTGAAAACAAAATGGTTATGATAGACTTGACGTTATTGAACTGTTACTTAAGGGATTCTAAATTAGGAGATATTCTGATGAAGCGTGGGGAACGTTTTGTAGAAGTTCCTGTAGAATTCTACTTCGACGATTGTGTGATAGCATCAATTGATGATATCTTATTTATTTGGAGATGTCTCCAATTTTGGGGATCACGATGGTTTCCATCCGAGATCTTTGACTTTATGTTTTTACATAGTGAATTAGATTATCAACACAAATTATTTAATGTTATTATGGAAGAAGAACATAGGGGCGTTGACGTTAAAACTTTGAATAGAATGAAACTTCTTGTTGGAGAACATAATAATAATCACTTGAAACATTCTGAGAATATTTATTACACTTTTATGGATAAATGTGCCAAAAGAGGTTATTTCGATATGATGTATTGGGCTTACCAAAAAGCCTTTCCATTTACTAAAAAAACTGTTATTTTAGCAGCCAAAAATGGACATTTTGATTGTATGAAATTTGCACATAACTACGGTGCTGAACTTCCACCATCAACATGCCTAATGGCTATTTTGTGTGAAGGAAAAGATAACGTTTCCTGTTTGAAATACGCCCATAAACATGGTGGTATTATTAATTCAGACGTTGCTGAATACGCTTGTTGGATGGATAAACCAAATTGTTTAGAATACATTCTATCTACTGGAGTTTATTACAATTACAAGGCTTGTATGGATATTGTTTATTACAGTTTTCCATGGGGATCAAAATGTGGTGATATTTTGACAAGACATTACCAACGATGGTGTAATGATCATGGTGTAGATTATTCGGAAGACCTCTCCTTAAAGACGCGGGGAAGAAAGAAATTAGATCTGAATCAGCAAAGGTGTAAAAGACAGGAGTTGGCTAGTTTTGGTCGTCAAATTTTAAAAGCTTTTCTTTAAAAAAAATGATTTTTAGTTTTTGAGATCTTTTTATAAAATATCATAAATATGATTGAGGATATTTATGATCTAATCAAAGAAGATGACCGCGACGGTCTCGAAAAATTGTATGATGAAATTGGACAGGAAAACTTTAATGAACTTTTACCTCTCGATTACCTTACAAAGGATGAATCTGAAAGCAATTTCCCGAAAAGTGAATGGGTTCTTGAATTCTTTGATGATAAAGGATATAAAATGAATACAAACACTTTTGATATCGCTTTGGATAAAGGTATAAATGAACTTATTGAATATCTTTTTTTCGAAAAATCAACATACCTTCATTTTGCCCCAGATATTGCTGCAGAACTAAGATACTTTCATTGTCTAGAATGTCTAGCCAATCTGAATTTTTACAAAAAAGATATTAACAATCATTGGAAAAAATGCAGAAGACAACAAAAAAACTTTATTTTTAATGATGAAACTCTACAAGCCGCGAAATTTGGGGGATGTCCAGATTGTACAGAATTTGTGTTGGAAATGCTAGATCCCTAGGTCAACGTCTCCTTACAGCCCAAAATGGATACTTTTTGGTTTTAAACACTTCTGCCTCCTTAGTTCCATCCAAGAACTTGGCTTCGTCAGAAAGCATAACAGTACCATATTTCTTTCTCAAAAGACTGAAAACACTCTGATCATGACGATTTTCTTTAAAACAAGAATCTTGATTGATTTTATTATAATAATCCGTAAAAAGATTCTGATCTGCCTTTAACAATTGATAGAACTCGTCTAAAAGAGTAATTGTACTTTCGCATTTTTGGAATATCATTACTCCAGCAAATAGCTGTCCCGAATTTCTATCAGCTTCTTTTACATTTAGTTTATTAAATAATTGTTTAGTTGTCCAATGTTTCTCTGGTCTCCACTTATCATTATATTTAAATGAAATAGTTCCATGTTCAGTTGTACTCACCATCTTTACATATTCATTAAACCTTGATTTCCCTTCAACATTAATATGACAACCAGCATCCAAATAAAACAAAATATCCCCATAATTCATCTTATCAAACATCTGCTTAATCACATCATATTTCCATATCCAATATCCACCTCCACGCAACTTCTCCAATGTATCCTTAAACTCTTCCTTGAACTCCTTAGTTAAATCATCTTCCCCATAAGAAGTTATTGATTCAAACATCTCAAAATCATAAGCCTCTCTCACCAACAACTCCTTAGATCTATCATACTTTTGATCACCATAAGTTACAAAATGACATTTTAAGATGCTTTGATGTAATCTATAAATTAAATCGGAAAATCCTCCATGATCTGGTATAAAAATCTGAGAGTTAACACAATAAGAAAAATCTTTGTCGCATTCTTCATTTGAGTTGACATTGAATTTTAGGTTTGGGAATCTGGAGAGTAGACAGTTGAATAAAATTTGGATTTTCTTTTCATTCGTCTTTTGTTTTTCATCATTATATATCCACAAGTTTTTCTCAATATAATTACCATAAGTGTAAGCTATGACTATAGTGACTTTTTCAATTATTGGTTGATATTTTTCTACTATTTTAATGTAATTCTTTTTTAAGAACCAATCATGAACAATAACATCACCTGCTCGAATATGAATTACAAGTTCGTTATTGTTTTGTATTTTATTGCTTGTAGATAAAGGGATGAGATATTTCAATAAAGGAAGATTTACAACATTGTTTCCATTGTTTAATTGGAGATACTTTCGTAAAATGGTGTCCTTGTATTCGCGTTTTGCCAAAACTTTTTGTTTCCTACCTTCATGTTTAAATCCACTCTTATATATAAC